TTAGAGAAGCTCCTAGTATTGGAATGTTTATAATGTATATTATTGGTTATTTTAAACTAACAAATTTTAATGAATGAGTCTGGTAGAGAAAGTAACTAGAAAAAGTATGGTGATAAGACCATCCGGAAGATCAACTGACTTTATCAGTCCTTCTTTTGGACATGGCTGTTTATATGACTGTACTTATTGTTACATGAAAAGACACAAGCCGGAAGGATTAACTATAGCTACTAATACTATGGACATCCTGACAGAAATTAATTCCCATGCATTCTTTGCAGATGTAGAGAAACCAAATCAGACTGGAGATTATATTACATATGATATCAGTTGTAATGAGGACTTTGCTCTACATGCTAAGTATCATGATTGGGAAACTATCTTTAAGTTCTTTAGAGATCATCCACTTGCTATGGGTTCATTTGCTACTAAGTATGTAAATAAAGAATTACTAGCATTTAATCCTGATGGTAAAATTAGAATTAGATTTAGTTTAATGCCATATGAGTTGCAGAAAATACTTGAACCTAATACTAGTGATATTTTTGATAGACTAGCAGCCATTTCAGCTTTTTTAAATGCAGGTTATGAAGTTCATTTAAACTTTAGTCCTGTTATTGTACATGATAATTGGTTGTCTCATTATGAGGGTTTATTTAAACACATTGCGGGTATGGCAAAATCTTATGGATGGAATACTGACAGAGTTAAAGCTGAGGTAATCTTTTTAACTCATAATGAACAGAAACATTGGTATAATGTAGCAAATAAATTACCCGGTGAAGAATTTTTATATACACCTAAAATCCAGGAGCAGAAAATTTCCCAGTATGGAGGAACTAATCTTAGGTATGAACACAGAAGGAAGTCTGACTACATTAAACAGTTTACAGAACTTCATGACAGAATCTTACCCTGGAACACAATTCGTTATATATTTTGATAAAGAATTTGATAAAGAAATGAAACAGAAAATAACACATGAAATGCTGGAGTTAACAGCAGACATTGCAAAAGAACATTATGCAATTACTGAAGGTGTAGATCAAAATCTAAACTATTTATGGTACATGTATCATAAAGGCACCAAGTCAGGTGTATTTAAACCTTTTGTATATATGGCAGAATTACAACTGCTTAAGAAAATGGGCTATACTAATGATGAAGAGATCAAGAACATGTTTGCTATGATGGAATCAACTGATGAAGAGAATCTACATATGGTTACCCTATCTGTTAAAAGCTATAGAGATCTGAGACACAAAGAACATGGAGAATATAGTAAAGTAAACAAAGCTTATATTGATGTAACTAAGAATTATAGTTATGAGATCCTGAATCATGAGGTATTTTTGAAGACTATGTCTCCCTATACCAGTTAAGATGGCAAACATACAAAAAGAGTATATCATCAAGGAGATGAAGCTGAAGAATAAGAATATTGCTGATATGATACCTCAAGCTGTGGAAGATTATATCCGGGCCAAGTATAAATGCAGTAAATATCTTGCAAGAGTAATTTCTAAAGAATTAACAAATGACAGAGAATGATTTAACAGATCTTGGCTTTAGTAAAGTGGAGATCAATGACTTAGAAAGTCAAAATGGATATGATTATTATTATTATACACTTGAAGTATTTAACAATCTTACCTTAAGTTCAGTAGATAGTGACAGAGTGGAAGATGGGCATTGGTATGTCTTTAACTTTGATTGGCCAATGCAGTTTAGATTAGATACTAAAGAGGATGTAAGTCATTTTCTTGAGACTCTGAAAGTTCATCTCCATTCACAAGCTTAGCTTTTTCAGCAAGAATGTTAAAAATTACTAATGTAGCAGCTGATTTCCAGCACTCATCCATTTTTTGAGAGATAATGTCCATAGGAGCAGGAGTAGTTAATATCTCTCCTGTTCTTAAATGGATTTTAGTACCAGCATCAGGGTTCATGACATTGACAAATGATACTCTAGTTATGTGGGTAACATTAAGATGCTCAATGTAGGGCCCTTCTTTATCTCTAAATTCTATTGGTAGAAACATTAGACTATTTGATTACCTTCTATCTTGTAATTATTAACTTGCACTAAGTTACCGTTTCTTTTTAGAATAGCAAACCCATGGTTCCATTCATTTATTTCTAAATACTCTGGAGTTAGTTCACACAAGCATCCAAGACTATATCCACGGATAGTTGTAGACTCTCCTGGACCATAGACTCTTTGTGAGCTAGAACTAGTTTTGTGAAAGTGATTAATTAGACAGTTAGTCTTTAGTCTCATAAGAGCAGTGCGTGCAGGTACAACACCTCCCGCTCCGGGGATTTTATCTCCATGTTCTATAAGGAAGTCACCAAAGACAACTTTAGATCTAAATGGAATGTATTGTACTCCATATTCAGCTACATGTAAAAGTACATCTAGTCTGAATTCATCCATGTCTAATAGTTCTGATGCCTTAACTCTTAGGTATCTTTCAAATCTATTTTCATGGTTACCTGGGATAAAATATATGGGAATACCAGGAAATCTGGATCTACAATAGTCTAAGAATTGTCTACCTGCTTCAAGCTCTTGTTTGAAATGGACCATTCTTGGGTCTTTTTCATGGAATGATAACTGATAGAAGTCTAGTAAATCACCATTGATGTATAATGAATCTATGTTTTGTTTTTCCATTTCAGTAAATGCTGCTTCTATAGCATCATTATCTTGATATGGTATATGAACATCACCTATAACACCTAATGTTTTGCATCCTGTAGGAAATATAAAAGTATCACGCTTGTTTGCATAAGACTCAGGTAGGAATTTTTCTTTCATAGTGTATTCTATTTTGAGTTCTTTCTGAAAAGTCTTATCTTTGAGACCCTTTCTATGTTGTGTACCTAGTTGGCCACGGTAGTATCTTACTCTACTATATACAGATTCAAATGAGGGAAATGTAGGATGATCTGCATAGATTTTTTTAGCAAGAGTTTTTGATGGTGCTTCTGGAAAATTAGCTAAGTATTCAAGAATAATTTGAGTAGCTTGTTTTCTGTTGCATTGAGCTCCGTTAGTCATTGTCATATAATAATATACAAAAAATAATCAACATGTTTACAGTTAAACTGGTCAAACAGGATGGTAAGTTAGTCTATCCTGATGACAAAGCAAAATTAAATTACCAGATATTTCTTGATAAGTTACCTGATGGTCAAGAAGTTGAGATGTATTTAGGGCTTACTTCAAGTGATAAAAGTGTGGCCCAGCTTGCAAAAGTGCATGCATGTATAAGAGAATTAGCCAAAGAATCTGGCTATACATTTGATGAGATGAAAACTATCATTAAAAGACAGTCTGGACTGTGTTATGATGCTGGTGATGCAGAATATTGCAAATCTTTTGCTGAGTGCAGTAAAGATGAATTAGCTTTAGCAATTGAAGCTTGTATACAGATAGGTAGAGATAATTGGAATATCAATTTGTCTTAGGAGCTACATAGCCCTCATCACCTGGTTGAAGAACTTCTTTTTCTTCAAACAAATCTTTATCTTTGACTTGTTGTTCAATTTCAGCAAGCAAAAGAGTAAGAGTGTAGAAAGATCTTTGTAGATCATCCATATCAGTATACTCTTTATTAAGCATTTCTTTCAAATAAGCAGCTTTATCTTCTGCTGGAATCTGATTGAATAAATAAAATGACATGGCTTTAACCATTTGATAGTAGCTTTTGTTGACTTTAACCTCAACAATTGCATCATCTTTCATTTCTTTTACTTTAATAGCCATAACTGTAATTTTGTAACAAATTTAAAATAAATATGAAAGAAAAACTAGACTTAGAGGAGATTAAGCAAAAATTGTATAATAAACTTGAGCCATCAGGTTGGGCCTTAAAGCTTAGAGGATTTATTTATAGTAGTGATTTTGACAACATTATTACACAACTAGCTAGATTGTCACTGGATGGGAAAAGATTTACTCCACCGTTAAGTCAGATGTTTAGGGCCTTTGAAGAATGTCCTTTAGATCAGCTTAAGGTAATTATTGTGGGTCAAGATCCTTATCCTCAATTTGGTGTAGCAGATGGTATTGCATTTAGTTGTAGTAACACAAAAGAATTGCAAACTAGTCTAAGCTATGTACTGGATGAAATAAACAGAACTGTCTATAAAGGTCACCCAGGAAGTCTAGATGTTGATTTAACTAGATGGTCAAACCAAGGTGTACTAATGCTAAATACAGCTCTCACAACTACAGTAGGTAAAATTGGTCAACATTATTCATTATGGCAGCCTTTCTTAGCTTATTTGTTTGATTATTTGACATGGAATAACAACGGTTTAGTCTATGTTTATATGGGCAAACAAGCACAAGGCTGGGCTGATGCAGTAAATGACAATAACTTTAAATTTATGGTATCTCATCCAGCATCTGCAGCTTATGCAGGAGATAAATCTTGGGATAGCAAAAATGTATTTAATGATGTCAATGGAGTACTGCAAAAAATGTATAACACTAAAATCACCTGGTAATGACTGAGATATTTAATAGACTTGTCCAAGAGGATTTAACTCCAAATGCCTACTATGTTCTGCATTGTATAAAAGAAAAGGTTGTGCCTCATAAGTTTATCAATAAAGAACTGCAGGTTGAAAAGTTAAAAAGAGATAATTGGCTTAATCAAGACTTGTCATTAACAAGTAAAAGCATTATCTTTATGGAAGAAATCAACGGATTCTTCAAGAGAACTAAGAAGAAAACTTCAACAGATTTAATGGGGTCAGGCTTTTTGCAACAGATACAGGAGTATGTAGAATTATTTCCTAATAGGAAACTCAACTCTGGTAAGTATGCCCGTGTAAATGCCAAAAACCTTGAAGCTGGTTTCCGCTGGTTCTTTGAAAATTATGATTATAGCTGGGATCTGATTATAAAAGCAACAGAAAAGTATGTAGATGAATATAGTATTAGAAACTATGAGTATATGAGAAATTCTCAGTACTTCATCAGAAGACAAAACATAGATAAGTCATTTGAGTCTGACTTGGCTACATACTGTGAGTTAATTAAAACAAATCCTGATGATACAGGTAATCCTTATTTTACAGAAAGAGTAGTATAATGAATAGTAAAACTATAATATTGAGCTTGTTGGCAATTGTGGGAAGTATTATATCATATGTTATAGTCAATAGTTTTATTGTACCGGTTACAATATTACAGTACATTTTAATTGAGATAGTAATTAGCACTTTGCATGCTATGTATAACAAAGCAAAAGTTCAAAGTCAAAACACTTAAATTTTATGGCAGATTTATTTAATGGTGCCAGGCCTCTAATGCCTGTAAGTGAAAGAGATGCTTTGAGAAAAGCAATCATGAAAATTAAGGCAAGAAGAAAAGGAGATCTCAAATCTCTTAGAAGTGCTTGGCCTAAGTTTAATGATGCCTTTTGTGATGGATTAGAATGGAGAACTATTACTATAGTAGGTGCTAGGCCGGGAACGGGGAAAACTTTATTCATGGAGCAGTTAATTAGTGACATTATTGAACACAATGCTGATCAAGAATTTAGAATTCTAAAGTTCCAGATGGAAATGGTTGATGAAACCAATGGAGTAAGAAAATTGAGTCTGAATACAGGTGCTGATTACAATACATTAATGAGTAAGGGTGGAAATCCTGTGGATGAAAGAGTGTTCTATAAATGTGTTGAGTATTATGAGAAGTCAGCTGATAATGACTTCATCAATGTAGTTTATGATGCATGTACTGTTGATGAGATGTGTGCTACCATTCATTATGAAATGGAAAAACACAAAAGAGAAGATGGGACATATGTAAACATGCTAGTAACTATTGACCACTCAGCTTTATTTAGAGTTGGTAAAGGACAAAAAGACAAATTTGAGATGCTAAATAGCTTAGGTGAAGCTCTCACCATGATGAAAAAGAAGTATCCGGTTGCCTTTGTAGTACTTAGCCAGTTAAATAGAAATATAGATGCACCTGACAGACAGAGAGATGGTGAGTACGGAAATTATGTATTAGATTCTGATATCTATGGGTCTGATGCTTTATTACAACATGCTGATGTAGTTATGGGTATTAATAAACCATCTATTAGAAAAATAAGACAGTATGGTCCAGAAAGATTTATTGTAAGTGATGAAGACATGTTAGTCTTTCACTTTTTGAAATCAAGAAATGGTACAACAAGGATAAGTTTCTTTAAACTTGATAGAAGCACTATGAGGATTGTTGAGATAGAGACACCAGCCCAAGCAACAAAAAAGTTAGCAATTTAAAAACAACAAAATGAGTGTAAGAAAAGAAAAAGAAAAAGATTTTTTTGTCCAGCACATGGACACCTTTAGAACCATTGGAAATCCGGATCCCTTCTTTATTATCAAGACTGCTTTTTTCCAAAAAGGTAAGTATGGTAGACAAGTTCAGTTCTTTGAATCTGAGATTGGTAAAGGTGAGGATATCTATCTTGAGTTCTATGACAATGTTACTGATGATAAAGGAACTGTTATAGATGTAACACCTTTCTCAGAAGATAGACAATTGTTTAAGTACAAGTATAATCCTTTCTATGCAGAGGAGTATGAAACTAAGTCTGGTATGAACTTTAAGGGTGAGCCTTATACTTTGTATACAGTACCTGTTTCTGAAATGATTGCTGTTCTTAAAGATGGTACTGAGATTACTCATGCCCTTTATGAAAAGAGAAAAGCTGAGATTGAAACTAAAGTAAAGCAAGAAGAGATTGAACTTCCAAGATTACAGAAGACATTGTTTCCTGACTTTGAAATTGAATTTCCTGCTAAAGAAACAGAAGAAGTGTTTCATTCTGATGAAGAATCAGCTTCTGATATTCTTTTGAGAATTGCAACAGAGTTTCAAAAACTAGCACAAAAACTAAAGTAAGATGAGTATAGTACTTCCAACTAAAAAAGTAAAGGCAGAAAGAGTTAATCCAAAGAGATTGATTATCTATTCAAAGCCTAAGACTGGTAAAACAACTGCTTTTGCAGGTCTAGATGATAATTTGATTCTGGATCTAGAGAATGGTGCAGATTATGTTGAGGCCTTAAAAGTCAAAATTAGTAATCTACAAGATCTACTAGATGCGGGTAAAGCAATTAAAGAAGCTGGTAAGCCCTATAAGTTTGTTACAATTGATACTGTAACTGCCTTAGAAGATATGGTTGGCCCTTTAGCAATCAAGCTTTACCGTCAAACCAGCATGGGTAAGAACTATGATGGTGATAATATATTATCTCTACCAAATGGTGCGGGATATTTATATTTAAGACAGGCATTCTTTCAGGTTTTAGATTTTATTGATACTTTAGCTCCCCATATTATTTTATCTGGTCACATTAAAGACAAGCAGGTAGATGATAAAGGAGAGATGGTATTGGCTGCCAATATTGATTTGACAGGTAAAATTAAATCTTTGATCTGTGCAAATGCAGATGCTATTGGTTATATGTATAGAAAAGGTAACAAAACCATTCTATCATTTAAAACCGCAGAAGAAGTAACCTGTGGAGCAAGACCAGAGCATCTCAGAAATGAAGAGATAGTAGTTTCTGAGTTGAATGAAAAAGGTGAACTAGAGTTTCACTGGGATAAAGTATATGTATAATAACAAATAAAAATAAAAAACAATGGCATTAAGTACAACAGACTTAGGAACAGGTGGTTCAGGATTAGCAAAAACAATTGCACCAGGTAACCACACATTAAAAATTAACAGTATCTTCTTGGAAGATTTTACATTTATTGAAGGTGCAAAGCATTTGATGTTGAATGTAGAAACTGAACCAATTGAAGGTTTTGAAGGGTTTATGATTGACAAAGATGATGAAAGCAAAGGTAGACATGCAGGTCAAATTGGTAGAGTAAAAGCTAGCCAATATGCATTTGCAGATGGTGAAACCAAATCTGGAATCAAAATTCAAAGAGATAGATCTATTATGATCTTCTTACAGAACCTGTGTAAAACATTGGGCATCAATGAATGGTTTATTGCTCAAGATGGTCTTCATGATACAATTGATGACTTAGTAGCAGCATTTAACAAAAATGCTAAGTTCCAAGATCATTATTTAGAATTCTGTGTTGCCGGCAAAGAATATGTTGGTAAAACAGGATATACTAATTATGATTTATATCTTCCAAAAGGTGATAAAGGTAAATATGCCTATGGTGAGATTGAAGGTGGTAAAGTTGTTCCTTATTCTGAGGCTCTTCACTTGAAGAAAGCTGAGGTAAAAGAGGTTAAAGCTTTTGGGGATGATGATTTATCTATCCCATCCAAAACATCTTCTGACTTTTCTTTAGATTAATGTGAATTAATTAGGGGGAGTCAGATGGTTCCCCCTAATTTTTAATTCTAATGCTATGATTTCTACCAAAAACCTAATTTCTGATTTAAAGGATGTGCCAAAAGAATGGGCTTTTGAATATTATCTTAACCTTAAAGAAAAACTTACAGGTCAAGATGTAAAGATGCTATCAGCATTTAATGCAAAAGACAAAGTGCCATCCATGTTTATATATCATGATGCTGCATCTGGATTTTATAAGTTTAAAGACTTTTCTTCTGGTAACCAGGGTGATAGCCTCAACTTAGTACAAGCATTATTTAATCTTCCTTCTAGATCACATGCAACAAGTAAAGTTCTTTGTGATTATCAAGAGTTTGTAAATAATAACAGCCCATCTGAAATAAGAGAGTTCAAGATCCATGACAAGTTTAAAGTTGTTGACTATGAAATGAGACACTGGAATTCCCAAGACTCTACATTTTGGACAAGTTTTAGGATTGGTTCTACACTTTTGGCCAAGTATAATGTAGTGCCTCTAGCATACTTTACTATGGAGAAAAGAGAAGAAGATGGTTCTATAACTTCATTTAAGTTTAATAAGCCTTTCCTGTATGGCTATTTTAGAGAAGATGGTGAGTTGTATAAGATCTACATGCCCAAAAATCTGGAGAAAAAGTTTATCAAGGTCCAGAATTATGTTCAGGGCATTGATCAGTTAACTTATGATACCAAGTATTTGGTCATTACATCCTCTCTAAAGGACTTACTATGTTTTAATAAGCTTGGTATTGGTAATGTTGAATGCATTGCACCAGACAGTGAGAATACTATGATTGGTGAGTCAGTCATGAATAAACTGAGCAAACAGTATTTTAAGACAATTGTACTGTTTGATAATGATGAGCCGGGAATCAGAGCTGCTCAAAGATATAAAGACAAGTATGGCTTTAACTTTGTAGTTCTTGATATGTCCAAGGATCTATCTGACTCAGTAAAAGACCATGGTGTTGAAGCTGTGAGAGATAGATTATTACCATTACTAAAACAAGCACTATGAGTGTAACTAAAACTTTAAGTAATCTTGATTCACATTTAGATTATGCACGTATTTATTTTGCTGATCTGCAAAGTGAAATAGATGATATGTGCATTGAGTATGATAGAGAAATTGCTGAGTTCAAAGATGAAATAGAAACTCTTGAAGAACAGAATGAGTTACTTGAAGAACAAGTTGAGGATTTGAATAGAAAGCTTGCTATCTTTGAGTTAGAGAACATAGAGTTAAGACTAAGAATAGAAGTTTATGAGTTGGAAGTATAAAGGTAAAGAGTTTGATGAAGCATGTATACCACAAGGAGGTATTGGTTTTATTTATATCATGACTGCTATTATAAATGGTAAGTCTATTGCCTATATTGGTAAGAAGAACTTCTTTGCTAATATAAAGAGACCTCTTGGTAAAAAAGCTTTGGCTATGTCTACAGATAAGAGACTAAAGAAATATACCCGGGAGCTCAAACCTGACTTCA